GGTGATGACTGGCTTACTCATCACGCACCTGCCTTCGAGGTCTTGTTGACCGTCCACGCTACGGGGGCGGTGGGGAAGCAAACCGAGCAGAGAACCGACCCATGCTTAGCAACGGCGTCAGCCTCGGTCAGACCGCTCAACTCGGGCAACCAAGCAAACGAGGTCATCGACCCGTTCTTGTTACACGACGAGCAACTCATCGACGAGTGGATGTGGCCACCGGGGACGAGGAAGAAACGTGACCAACCTTCGTACTGGTTGTCAGCCTCAGCAAAGGCCTGACGTGCTGACTCGAGGTCGGCGTATGCCTCACGTGCGCGATCGATCCACTCGTTGGCTTTGGTGAGGTTGCGTGGGCTCATCGACAACTCACGACGTGCCAAGAACTCGACACATTCGTTGAGGTCGGATGACTTCCATGCGCCGACTGCGTGACGTACGTACACCATCACGTTCTTGATACGAGCCTGTGCGCTCGTCACCTTCTCGTAAGTCTTGGCGATCTTGGTGTCGATCTCAACTGCCTTGGTAACTGCTTCCATCTCACTACTCACTTTCATCGAGGTACTGTGCTTCGCTCGATGACTAAATACTAGTGACCGTCAAACGGTCATGTCAAGTATCTTGTCAAACCCCAGTAATCACTTGGTGTTGAGACGCTCGTTTCGGCGTATCTGTAGTCCACCAAACGTTTCATCGCCCTGACGCTTCTTTAGGTGTTTGATGTTGTTGACAACGATCCCGATACGAGTCGTCGGTAGTGTCGCCGCCAAGATGTCTGAGTCCTCTTGATCTGTGTAACCAGCCTCGAGCAACGACTCGAGTGATGGGAACACATCGGCGTGACGATCACGATCACGGTCGATGAGATGATCCTGTTTGCCACCCATAGAAAAAATGATCACGAAGTTGTCGGGTCGGTGATGACGCTTCACCATCTCGACCTCTTTGGTGTAGGCGTAGAACGTCACGTCGGGTGTCGACGTTGCGATGCGTACCCATGCGAGGTAGTAGGCCTCTGAGTAGAAGTCACCCGAGTCGTGGATCCTCACGTACTTGCCACCTCGGTATCGACGTGCTGTGAGTTCGGTGGTCATCGTCGACTCCCAAGCGAGCAGATCGTCGAGGGTCATCTTGAGGTTGCGTACGTGGGCGGCCTTGACGTTTGAGAAGTTGTACGTGCCAGATCGGGCGTAACACAGGTTGGCACACACACCAGCGTTAGGACACACGACGACGTTGTGACCGTCGACCCGAGCGTTGAGAGCGGGTAGTGACCACGTAAAGATCCCGTCTTTGGCTAACTCACGGTTGCCGTTGGTCAGTAGGTACTTCATCAGTCGTACTCGGGTGTGAGGTCGGTGGCACCACATCGACCACAACGATCTTTGATCAGTGCCACGAAGCCGCACTCACATCGGTACCCTCGGGCACTACGAAAGTTGGTACCGGCAACGGCGAAGTCACCAGTCTTGACGAGTTGCTTGGCACCGGGACCATCGACGTGGAACGTGCCATCTTTGGATCGGTTGATGATCCGATCACCGACCTCGAGTTGTTTGAGACCTCGGTCTGATCCGACGAGTCGCATGTGTTCACCCTTTCATGTAATGACAAAGGGTGGTCTCACGGTCAGGGGGAGAAACCGTGAGACCACCCATGCCTCGCTACATAGTAGCGACTGGTGTCGTCTTATTACGAGACGATGTTGGTGATGGCACCTGACCATGCTGGCGCACGGAACGCGAGGGTGCCGTACTGGAAGGTGCTTGAGTCCCAACTCAACTGAACCTGTGGCCACTCGAGGATCGTGAGGTCCTGTACGTTGACGGCCTGAACGGTCTCAGACACACCCGAGTCAGGGAAGGGCAACGTCTTTGAGTGGACGAGAGCCACACCTGCTGGCATGTAAGGGTGAGGGACAACGTCGACCATCTTGCCGGTCGACTCGTTCTGGATCGCCGTGACAACGGAACCGATCGTGATGCCATCGGCACCAGTCTGGTAGTTGAGACGGTAACCAGTGTTGGCACCTGACTGCTGTTGCTGGATCGCGGCGGCCAGTGACTTACGGATCGACGCGGTGGTCAAGATGTAGTCAGGGTCTGCGATGACTGAGGTGTAGAGACTGTAGAACAGGCTCTGGAACTCGTCACCCGGGATCGAGGTCGACAACGAACCGTTGAGCGACTTGGTGTAACCCGAGTTGGCACCAGTGAAGGTCGAGACGAAACCGTCGTAACCCTGTGAGTTACCCGAGCCGTTGTCGGCACTGGTTGACACAGCGTTGTAAACGGCTGACGTGATCGAGGTGAAGGTCGTGGGTGACGTACCGTCGACACGAACGGTCGTGCCCTTGTAGTAGGCACCGCCCGAGACGACGTACACGTTGGTGGCGATGGCGCGAGTTGGAACCGTACCCGTGATCGTCAAGGTCAGACCCTGACCAGCAGTCAACGTCGGGGTCGAGGACACCGAGATGCCCTGAGACTCACCGGCAGGTGACGAGAAGGTCACGATGATGCCCGACGTAGCACCTGCTGGCAGACCCGATCCAGTGATCGAGGCGGCGGCGGCACTGGCCGACAGACCCGTGATGGGCAAGACCGATGCCGAGCCGTTGAGCATGTTGCGCTCTTCGCCCAGCATGTGAGCCCAGATCAAAGCAGTGTGTGAAAGTTGGCGCAGGTCCGTGTACCCTTGGCCCGCGAACTGGGCGGTCAGGTCGACTTGGTCGGACACACCCTGATTCACGTGGCTCAACACGATCTTGTCTGCGGCGTACGAGATCTTCTTTGGGCGGTTGAGGGTAACGGCACCAAAGGTGTCCTGTACCGACGTACCGCTAAAGAAGGTCGACATGTTGGCAACGCCACCAGTGTTGGAGTTGGTCACACCGAGGATCCGACGGAACTCGTATGCCTGACCAATGCCACCGATACGCGACGTTGAGTTGCGCAAGATGAACGAGCGAGGTACGAGCATCGCGAGTGCGGGTTCGAGGTCGTAGGGAACGAGACCAGTGACACCGGAAGAACTGTTGTTCAACGGATTAGTCAACGTCCACTCAGAACCAGCCTTGCTGATGTCCTGTACGCGGTCGAGGGCAGTGGCGATGTCGGCAACCTGCTCAGGGCTCATGCCCTTAGTGACCAGATCCTTGACTTCACCGATGCGGTCGGCAACGGTCGTGTTCTTGACTACCTGACTGCCGTTCCAGATCACACCACCGGACTGGGTGCGCTTGTGGCAAAGGCTGAGTGCTGACTTGTACGCCTCGAAACGGTCGAGACGCTGTTCGGCGGGCAGACCACCAAACAGTTCGTCAATGGCGGGGGCTGTGAGAGCCATGTTGTTATCTTTCTGTGAGGGTTGGTTTGTTAGTTACGGAGTATGGCTTTGGCGTCGGCCTCGAGAGCGAGAGCCTTGTCCAAGTAACCAGACTTCATGGTGGGGTCGTACACAGACTCTGCGAGTCGGCGGAACCGACCTGCCTCTGACTGTAAACGTTCGGCGTCGGCGGCTTTGTTCGCCTGACCGTTGGTTGCTCGAAGGGCGGGGCCTCCGGGCGTTGCCATCTCCCTCACTTCGTTGAGTGCGGCCTTTAGGAGAGCGATCTCCTCTGTTGCCTTGCTCAACTCTGCCTTTGTGGTGATGACTTCTTCAAGGCCGAGAGCCTTGACGATCTCTGTACGCAACTCACCCTTGACCTCGTCGGTCGCGTCGGGTGCTGATGCGCTCTTGATCAGGTCGGCAGATACGCCGAGTCCGATGTAACTCATGGTGTCGTCTCCTAAGTTGTCAACGCTGTTTGCGAAGGGTGGTGTGGTCTCGTTGGTCGACTCGTTGGCCTCGTCGTTCCACCAGCACAAGAACGTACACAGTGCCGACAACAACTCGGCCACGTCGTCGGTCTCGTTCTCGTTGCCCGTTGCCATCTCGTCGAGTTCCTGCTTGATCAAGTTGATCAGTGACTGACGTACGGCGTTGAGGTCTGCTGGGTCGTGAGCCATCTTGGTGAGGTCACCCGAGATCGTCTTGAGCAGGTCTGAGGTGATGGCCTTGTCACCGATCCGAGTGCGCGTGTAGGGCATGTCGGCATCGGTGTGGGCTTCACCCTCGGCGGGAAACTTGCCCGATCCACCACAGTAAGAACACGACTGGTTGTCGTCGACAGTGACACCGAGACCGTTACACTTCGGGCACACCTCTGACGACGGGTACGCCTCGTCACCGTCGTTTGGCAGGGCATGTACGTCGATGACGTTCATCTGAGGAATGATCGCGGCGACCTCGGCGTGACCCTGCTGGGTGTCGGGGATCAGTGGTTGTAGGTCGATACCGCCGACGCCCTTGACGATCTCGAGGTCACCACCGTCAACCGACTTGGCGATCTCGACGGTGGCCGTAGGGTTTGCTGGACGGTCGACCAGTGAGACTTCTACGATCTGACCCGAGACGATCCGACCGTTTGGGGCGTCGTCAGACTTGACGATACGGGCACCCTTGATACCGATCGAGTAGCCCTTGAGGACACCCTTTTCGATCTTCTTCTTGGTGTTGTCGTCAACGACCTCAGACTTGAGGAACCAGTCGTCACCAGTGGCCGACAACTCGAGACCAACACCTGCGGCGATCGACTGGTGCATCTCTCGTACGTTGGCACCAGTGGCCATCCACTGAGGCATGGCAGTCTTGAGCCACTCGGGGTCACAGATCTGCTGGTCGAGGTCGAGGTCAGGTCCTGTGGCCTTGCCGTAGACGATCAACGATCCATCGGGTGCGCTCTTGTAGGTCAAGTCGCCGAAGCCGACGTACGTGATGTCACTCATGTTGATCTCCTGTGTTCTTAGTTTGAGATTACTGCCGCGACCGTACAACGGCAACTCGGGTGTTGTGGTGGTACTGGGTCACCGATCGGGTGGTTGCCCTCAAGTGTGGCACACTCGGCGCATGCCGTGTCGTATGCGATCCACTCAAACTCGGTGAGACCAGTTGCGGCGTACTGATCGACCGACGCTTGACAGTACGCTCGGTTGGTCTCGGTGACTGCTACGACGTAAGCACTCGAGGGATCACTGACCATCGAGGCGATGTTACGAGCGATCGTCTTTGCGGGCAGACCCTGTGAGACACCGGCACCGATGATGTTGCCGACCCGTGTGATCCGAGTGTCACCGATGCCCGCGATGGTGATCCCCAGTTGGTCGAGGGTCGCTTGTAGACCACCACCCGACAACAAGTCTGCGGCGACTGGTGATCCCGGTGACCATGTCGACCAGTCGATCGTGGCCGCCGCCTCTGCCAGTGGGTACGAGAGCGATGCGTTGTTGCCCATGTCTTTGACCGCCATCGCTGTGCCGACGTAGCCCGCCTCACGATAGACGTTGGTCAACACCTTTCTCAGTGGTGTCGCGTCCCACTTGACGATGCTCTTGACGAGGGTCAGGGGATCAGTGGCCGCTTTCTGACCCATCATCGTCATCACCTGACTGATGGCCTCGTCGACACCTGAGATCGACTGACTCATGGCGTCGATGATCTGGGTGAGGTAGTGATCCTCGATCTGCTTCTTGTGGGTCAGACCGACTTGGTCGTCGAGCGATCGCTTAGTAGTCAGACCAGCGATCGGTCGTGATAAAGGGTTATCGGTTATCTGCCCCTCGATGATCTCAGTGACCCACGTGGTCAAGATCTCGGGCATGGGGGCGACACCCTTGACGATGAAGTAGGCCCTCTCGTTGAGGATCTCGGCCACAGACTCGGTGACGGTTGAGAAGTCAAAGGGTCGCCAGTTACCACGCTTGTGACGTGACTTGACGAACCGAGCGAAGTCACGGATCTCGTCGGCCATGAGTGACTTGGCCTCGGTGGGCTCTACCTCAGTTTGCGTCGGCTTGACTTGAGGCTGGGTCGTCGACCCTTCTTGAGACCCTTCTTGTGGGTCGCCTTCGGTGAGTCGGCCACTACTGGTCCCACCATCCACTTGATCGCCATCGTCTGATCCCTTCGTGTTGTTTGCCATCGTCTGTCGTTGGTTGTCGAGTAGACCCGTCAAGAACTGGATCGTGTTACCGGCCAAGATCAACGGCTCGTCTGCTTCCTCGATGTCGTACAACGGCATGTTGAGTTCACCACGTACGTCGTTGATCGTCATCTGACCCGACTGTAGAGCGGTCTGGTAAGCGGTCGCCCGTTGTGCCATCTGGTTGACATCTGAGTCGTCGTCGTCAAACGAGAACGTGATGTTCTTGTCTGAGTTGAGAAACCGACGTGACAACGTGTTGATGGTCTCGATGAGAAACGCCTCAAGCGGCTTCTGTGACGTGGTTAGGGCGGCCTGTGCCTCACCCTGATGTTCACCCTTACCACCGAGACCCGAGCGGGGGATCACACCCATCGCTGACGGTGACACACCAAAGATCGTGGCGATACGCAAGATGATGTATTCGTCGTATTCGTTCTTGTATTGGCTCTCGATCGCTGGGGCAAACACGGGCTTGAACCCTCGGGGCAACACCTTCATGCGGTGACGCTCAACCGTCGACCCGACGAGACGATCGTTGAACACTCGCTCAAAGGCGGCGAGGTGGGTTGGATCCATCTCCTCTGAGTCGGTCTCAAAGAACGCCATCGGCATCGACCCGTCTCGGTACTCTGACTTCATCCACTGCTGACGGTCGAGGTACAGGGTCGCGGCGGGTACCGCTTCCTCAACGGCACTGAAACCGTAGGGTGACCACGTACGGCGGTTGCGCACAAAGTAGGCCAACTGGTCGCGCAGGTACTCGTTGCTCCTGCCGGGGGCGTTGTAGAACTCACCGTCAGACTCGGGTGTCCACTGGTATTCACCTCGAGGGAATCCCCACAGGATCTGCTGGTATGCCGGTGATGGTGGTGATGGTACAGCACCTCGGTTGTCGAGCAAGACCTTGATCGTCGGTGAGTCGATGATCTCAAAGCCGATGACCTCTTTGCCGAGGTTGTAACGGGCGTACACGGGTGTGCCATCAAAGACCATGTGTTGCCACAAGAACTCGGTCATCCACTCGGTAAACGTGCGACCGAGTTGTGGGTACGGGTTCTCCCAGAACTTACGTAGGTCGTCGATCTGCTTGGCGTACTTGTCTCGAGCGATCTTGGCGGCCTTAGCGTGACTGACGTTCTGGTCGGCCATGATCGACGTGATCGTCGCGTCCTCGATCTCAAACGACCAGCCCATCTTGGTGATCTCTGCGATCTTGATCTCGACCGCTCGGTGAATGATGTCGATCTGATCGGCCATCGACCGAAGCACCGTCCACGGCGTCGTACGCTGGTTGAGGTCGAGGTTCCATGCGACTGGGAACTCCCACAGTCGAGGTAGGGCACGACCCGAGTCGTCAAAGACGGGGTCGAGTGGCGAGGGTAAGAACGGTGCCGCAGGACCGAGTTGGGATCCAAACGACGTTGCTGGTCGTGGCAGTGGGTTTGCCTGAGCGGTT